ATTTTGAGTTCAATCAATTTGGTGCTTATGTAGGTGAGCACACTCCTTGTTTTTTGGAGGATGGTAATATACTAGGTGAATAATGGAAATTTATAAAGACAAAGCGTTAATAATAAACACTAAAAACCCTAATACTATATTAGATAGCATACCTAAAAGTAAGATTTTAAAATCCTACGAAAATGGTGTGTCAAAGGTCGTGGTGAATTGGGGTATTGACGAAGTAATTGCTTTGGCAAGGATAGTTAAGTTTCCTCCATCCCCAATTACTAAAGATTATAAATGGCCTGGTGTATACAAACCTTTTGATCATCAAAAAGAAACAGCAGATTTTTTATCAGCGCATAAACGAGCATACTGCCTTAGCGAAGCCGGCACTGGTAAAACATCGGGCGTAATATGGGCTGCTGATTATTTAATGAAGCAAGGAAAAATAAAACGCATGTTAGTAGTGTGCCCTCTTTCTATTATGAAAGTTGCGTGGGAAGCTGACTTATTTAACACAGCTATGCATAGAACTGTAGGTATTGCCCACGGAAACCCAGAAAAAAGAAAGAAAATTTTAGCCCAAAATACTGATGTCGTAATTATTAATTACGATGGCATTGAAGTTGTTCGTAAAGAACTGCAGGGAGGTGGTTTTGATTTAATTGTAGTGGACGAAGCTAACTACATTAAGACAGTAACTACAAAGAGATGGAAGTCGTTAAATAAATTAATCACCCCTGACACATGGGTTTGGTTGTTAACTGGCACACCAGCCGCACAATCTCCTGCCGATGCATATGGGTTAGCTAAAATGGTAAACCCTGCATCTGTGCCTCGTTACGCAGGTACATTTAAAGATATGGTACTGCAAAGGATAGGGCAGTTTAAATGGGTACCTCGTCATAACGCTCAGGACACAGTATTTAAAACATTACAACCGGCTATAAGGCACACGAAAGAAGAATGCCTAGATCTTCCAGATGTATTATATACATCTAGAGAAGTACTTCTTACCCCACAGCAAAATAAATATTATAAAAAGCTAAAGAAAGATATGTATATGCAGGCTGACGGTGAAGAGATTACAGTAGTAAACGCCGGGGTGATGCTGACTAAACTTTTACAGGTAAGTTCAGGTTCTATTTACTCAGATAATGGTGAAACTATAGAGTTCGATATAAAAAACAGAATAACAGTACTTAAAGAAATTATTAACGAAGCTAGTCATAAAGTATTAGTGTTCTGCCCATTTCGACACAGTATAGAACGCATTAAAGATGAACTTAATTCTAGTGACATAAGCTGTGGAGTTATTAATGGCGACGTGTCTATGAATGCCAGGTCAGACACTTTCAAAAAGTTCCAAGAAACTGCAGACCCGCAGATATTAATTATACAACCTCAAGCTGCTTCACATGGAGTAACACTTCACGCAGCTAACGTAGTAGTATTTTGGTCTCCTGTTATGTCAGTAGAAATTTATATTCAATGCTGTGCCAGGGTGGATAGAGCTGGGCAACGCAACCCTATGACTGTGGTTCATCTACAAGGAAGCCCGGTTGAGGAGAGAATGTATAAAATGCTGCAGGGTAAAATAGATTTACATAGCCAACTTGTTGATTTGTATAAAGCTGAAATTGAGGGCTGACATTGTCAAACCTTGACGTTATAAATGTATTTACATCGACAAATATAGCTGCTATGATTAGGTATTAATTAACAAAAGGCGGATATAATAATGAATAGCACTGATAATCTAAAAACTGAAATTAAAGACGTAAGTTCTATGACAGGGGAAGACATTGAAAGGCTTATGCAAGACGACATTGAAATGCGTGAGAAAATAGCAGCAACTGAACAAGAAGTAAAAGAAATGAAATCTGATCGACTTAAGGGGCAAGAATTATTAATAGAAGTCTGCCGTGTTCTAAAATCTGATAGTTTTAAAAACAAAGTTGGAACCCTCACTAGAAGGGTAAAAAAACGCTATTGGACTACCGATTGGCCTAGCATGTTTAAATTTATTAAAGATAAAGAACTATTAGAATTTATGGAAAAAAGGTTGAACCAAACAAACGTAAAAGAATATATAGCAGATCACCCAGATGAGTTACCACCAGGATTACAATCCACTTCAGAATATACGGTGTCTGTCCGTAAGAATAGACGCGTAGAGGAGATAAATAATGAGTAAAGATATAGACATTTTTCAAGAATCAAATCAGATAGCTACTACCAATCGCACTGATGGGTTTTCCCATACAGTTACAGGTAGTTCTTCTACAGCTAAACGTATTTCTATCAAAGGTGGTATGTTTAGATTAGTTATAAATGGCGAGGAGCTTGATAAAAGCGAACAAAGGCATTTGGATGTTGTAATAGTGAATGCCGCGCCTTCTGTTAGTAGGATGTTTTTTAAAGACCCTTACCAACGTGGAGTAAAAATGGGGCCACCTACTTGTTGGAGTTCCGATGCTAAAACTCCTAACCAAGAAGTTGAATTGAAGCAGCATGAAAATTGCGAGCTATGCCCACAAAACATAAAAGGTTCCGGTGCTAATAACACTAAAGCTTGTAGATACAGCAGACGTATAGCTGTAGTTATGGCTGATAATTTAGAAGGCGATATATACCAAGTAACATTACCAGCCTTGTCTATTTTTGGTTCTGGTGATGACCAGGGTAAACCTCTTCATCAGTACACTGATTTCGTAACAAATAAAAAAACTTGCTTAGGAGGACTTGTTACCAGAATGTTTTTTGATACTAATTCCGAAGCTCCTAAAATACGTTTTAGAGCCATTAGCCATCTTGATGATGATCAATTTAAAATAATTGAGCAGCAAGGGGCAACGGAGGACGCTAAACGAGCTATAACTTTAACTGTAGCTAAAAAAGAACCTGAAGGTAAGAAAGAAGTTAAACCCACAGAAAACATGGATGAAAGCGATATAATTGAAGCTGAGAAAAAAACAGCTATACCCGAACCAGTTAAACGTTCATCTAAATCACAACCCTCAGTAGAAAAAGAACAGTTAGATTTATTTGCTGAAGAAAATAAACAAACTGAACCACCTAAATCTGATACAGATGAAGTAAGTCTGGATGATTTAGTATCTGATTGGGAAGATAAGGAGGACACATGAGAGGTTATTCACAATTAGTTATGAATAATAATAAAGAGGCTAAGCCAATAACTGAAGGGGTTAAATTAGGTAAGGTGTGTATTAAATTTATGTATCCAGCTGCGTTAGTAGCTGAAAGGCTTAATATATCTAGACAGTGTGTATATGACTGGTTTTCAGGTAAATCGAGACCTCATAAAAATGCTAGGATCCAAATAAACAAATTAATAGACGAGCTAATAAATAAAAATACTTTACATAAGTAATGCATCGCTATGCAAATCAAAGAATTTTTACGACATGTTTGGTCGGATCAAGGATTTTATTGCGTTGTAGGTAAAGATCAACAAAATATTATTCACCCAAAATTTGTTAAGACAATAAATGAAGTAGAGAAACAAGCACTAAATTTACTAAAAGATAAACAGGATGTTTATTTTGCTTGCTCTACATGGGTAGAACCTACTGATAGAAAAAAACCTAACGCTAAAGAACAGCGTATTTTATGGTTAGATATTGACTGCGGGTTCGACGAAAAGAAACGTAAATGGAAAGACTATAGAACTAAAGAAGATGCTTTACTAGCTCTTAGAAAATTTACTGATGAAACTAAATTACCTGTACCTACATTAGTTGATTCTGGGAGAGGTATTCATTGTTATTGGACGTTTACAGAACCAGTTGACAAAGCTGTGTGGATTCCTGTAGCACAAGGATTAAAATTTCTATGTGTGAAACATAAATTCTACGCTGATCCTATGTGTACTGCTGATGTTACACGTATCTTAAGAATACCTAATACCAAAAATTTTAAGGACATAGATAATCCTAAAGAAGTTAAAGTTATAAAAGTAGGCAAGCCCACCCCTTTTGAAGAACTAGCATCTTACATCCCTGTGCAAATAAGTGAAAATAAACCCGTAAATAAACGTCCTTTAGACGCCGCTACTAAGGCTATTTTAGGTAATCATTCATCTAGGTTTAGAAAAATTATTGAGCGCTGTAAAATAGATGACGGTTGCTCTCAGTTGCAGTACATAATGACTAAACAACAAGAGATTGACGAACCACTATGGAGATCAGGTCTGTCCATTGCTGCTCATTGTGAAGATAAATCTATCGCTATACATAGTATGTCTAAGTTTCATAGCGATTATGAATATGAAAAAACAGAGCGAAAAGCTTTTCAAATTCCTGGCCCTCACACTTGTAAACAGTTTGAATCTTTGCGCCCTACTGGTTGTAAAAACTGTCCACATAAGGGAAAGATTACTTCTCCTATACAACTAGGGCGAGTGATAGCCAGGTCACGCGGCGCAGATAATATTATCGAAGCTACTAGTGAAGCATTAGACGAAGTCGTTACCTATCAAATACCTGATTACCCTTACCCATATTTTAGGGGTAAACACGGTGGAGTGTATAGGGTAATGCCAGATGACGATGAAGATGGTATTAAAATTTATGATTACGATTTTTATTTAGTAGAACGATTGCATGATTCTAACTTAGGAGAGTGTGCGTGGTTTAAGCTTCATCTACCTAAAGATGCTGTACGAGAATTTATAGGAAGAACTTCTGAACTAATGACTAAAGATAAGGCCAGACAAATTTTAGTAGACATAGGTGTAATAGCACATGGCAAACAGATGGATCAAATTATTAATTACATTGTTACTGCTATCCAAACTCAACAACGTGCAAAAGAAGCATCTGCTATGTATAAACAGTATGGTTGGAATCCTGGTTCTATTGAGTCTAAAAATAAAATTTTGATAGGCAACAGAGAAATAAGCGCCTTCGGTGTAAAATATGTACCCGTAGCTGATGAGTTGAACGAAGTTAACCCAACTCTACAAAAACAAGGAAGTTATGATGAGTGGAAGAAAGCAATAAGTATATATGAACGACCGGGAATGGAGCTAAGAGCATTTGGTTTCTTTTGCGCATTTGGTTCATTACTCATGCCGTTCTTTGACTCCAGAGAAAAATCAGCAGTAATTAATTTATATAACCCAGAAACAGGTCAAGGTAAGACAACTATACTTCAAGCTATGACCAGTGTTTATGGCAACCCAGATTTATCTTCTAAGCTTATTCAATTATGGGGAGATACAGCTAACTCTATCGTGCACAGAATGGGGTACATGAATAATTTACCCGCTGCTGTTGATGAGTTTACAGATGTTAAACCTGGAGAGCTTCATACTTTTCTAAAATTTATGGCTACCGGCAGGGGGAAAAATAGACTAGGTAGTGGGAGTGTAAATAGAGAAAGAGCTAATGACACTGTGTTTAATTTGATATGTTTAGTCTCCAGTAATACAGATTTTCGTAGTATTATGTTTGCAGATAGAGCTAAATCTAGTGGAGAAATGGCTAGATTCATTCAGCTTCGTATAGAAAAAGACACCACTATTACTAAGGAAGAAGCTGATGCTCATTTCGGAAAGTTATTTGATAACTATGGACACGCCGGAGAAATATACGCTCAACATCTAATAGCCAATATAGAAAAAATTAAAAAAGAACTTAAGCAAACACAAAAGAAAATAGACAAAGAATTAAATATTAAAAGCGAAGACAGAAAATACTCAGCTACCTTAGCAGCTGTATTTTTAGGAGCCATTATTTCTAAGAGCTTAGGTATACATAACATACCAATAACCCCAGTTTATAAGGCTATAGCTAAAGAATTAAAGAAGTCTAAATTAGACCTTGTAGAAAGAGATTTTGACGCACTACAAACACTAGGTAATTTTTTAAATGAGTGTAAAAGTAATACTCTAGTTATAAACAGTAAAATTGATTCAAGGTCCGGAGTTTCAGAAGCGCCCATATTAAGACCAGTACTTGATTTAAAAGTTCGTGTTGAACCTGACACTAATACTATTTATATACCTGCTTCTATTATGAGAGAG